AATATATCTTGAAATGACTGACTATATGTCATTTCTCATTCCATTGAAAATTGTTTTTGTAAATTTGTTATTATCATTATTAACAGATTGTAGCAAACTATATGGCATTTCTAATTTTTCAAATAAATTTTGTAATGCTTGTACATCTTTTGGTAAACACATTCCTCCGTAACCACGCAGGTTTTTATTTACATCAAGATACATATCGGTTGCTTTTCCTGTTTTAATATAAGCATCTTTAATTATGGTGTAATCTGCATCAAATTTTTGACATAGTTCGTACATTATATTTGCAAATGTAACTCGTAATGCAGCGTATACATTATTATAGTATTTTAATATTTCTGCTTCGTTGCAAGTTAAATGTTCTACATGTTCTGGTAAATTACCATGTGCTTTTACAACTTTTCTATATATAGAAATATCATTTGTTCCAACGGCTAATAATTTATGATTGTTAATAAAATCATCTGCTGCACAGCGCTCTCGTAAAAATTCAGGTACAAAACAAAATTTCATATGATTGTATGTTTCGCTAATACGTTGAGTAAATCCAGGTTCAACAGTACTGCGTATTGCAATAATACCTGTATATTTGTTTACATCCAAATCGTAAATTACATCTTGAATAATACTGGTATCACAACTACCGTCTTCGGCTCGTGGTGTTGGTACACAAATAAAAACAATTTCAGTATTGAGAATATCTTTTATGTTAGTGCCAAGTTTTATATCATGAACATAAACTTCATGACCTAAAAATTCAAAACCATTTTTATTGGCAGTTCCTACTGCACCTAAACCAACAATGCCTAATTTCATAATAAACTTTCAACTGTTTTTCTCAAACCTGTTTCTAATGATGTATAATTATTAAAACCAGTTAACATTTGAACAAGTGTTGTATCAGGACATCTCCGCTTTGCACTTCCTGCAGGACCAGTTGTAATTTCTAAGCGTTCAGGATTGATACCCATTATACCCATTATAAGTTTTGCTACTACACTGATTTTAACTTCGTTATCGTTACCAACGTGTACAATTTTATTAGAAGTAGATGTTACTAGTCTATGAGTCATTTCAATTGCATCATCTATATAACAAAAACTTCTAGTATCGTCGCCTTTAATATAGTACTCGCCACGTTTACAACGTTCTACAAATTCACTTATAAAGTGATCAACTTGTCCAGGACCGTATACATTAAAGTAACGTATAATCAAATAGTCTAGTCCGCTGTTAGCAACTAAGTTTTCGCCGAGAGCTTTCGGAATGCTATAACTCCATCTTGGATTCGTAATGTCGTTAAACATAACCGGTACTTGCTCATCAGTTGGAATATGGTAATAATCCGCATCTACTGCTCCATTAAAAATTTCACACGTACTAGCAAAAACAAATTTAGTATTGTTATTTTTATAACGTTCTATTAAATTTATTGTTGGTAACGTATTATTAATTAGCACATCAGTAGGTTGTTCATAAAATAATTTTGTGCCGTTGGTTGCAGCAAGGTGAATTACAATATCATAATCAGGCAGTAATTTTGTAGTATTTTTGTCTGCTAAATCTTCGCCACGTATTTTTTTATCATAGGGCACCACGTGTGCATTTTGCTTTTGTAAATATTTGTAGTAATGGCTGCCGATAAATCCGTGTGATCCTGTTAAGCAATACTTTTCCATGTAATCTTTGACTCACCTTTGTTATGACGTAATTTGCCTCTAAATACTTTATTGAAGTGACTTTTATCTACACCTTCAGCAAGATTGTGTCCTATAATATCACCGTTAACTTCAAATTGTTTTCTTACAATATCAAACACATGACAATCTAAATGTCCACGTAGATTGTATATTGCATCTGTATCATAATACATTTTCCACATTTCAAAAAATTCTTTTGCAAATGGATTTGTCATATCAAATTGCAAATAACCTGTTTCTGTGTATTTAGGTTCTCTGCCTAAATAACTACAAAATGCATCATTTGGTAATTGTCTTTTGAAGAATCTTGTTGATAAAGGACTTAAACAGACAGTGTCTGCGTCTAACCAAACCAATTGCTTGGTAGTGCAATTCATTGCAGCATGGCAAATTGCATAACTCTTATGAGAGAATCTAACTGCATCTTTGATAAATCCACGCTTGCCTGGTTTCAAAGGCCTGTGCCCATTACGTTCTTTGAACGCAACTAAATCAGGACAACAGTCATTTAGGATTAAATTGTGCCAATTTTGTTTTCTAAAATCCTGTGGTTGATCTGTATAAAGAACAACTTTTACACTAGGATCAACAAATCTTTTTAATGTGCTTACGAAGTGTTTTGCATAATCTGCATAGTTACCAGGACTGTATGTTGATATAACTGTAATGCCCATACTATCCTCCAAATCCAAAAATATAATCTTTTCTTACATGACCTAATTCCCAAGCGCCTAGTACGTCTTTCAAATAGGCACCTGCATTGTAATCGGTATCGGGGTGTTGTTCACAAATAACAATAGGTTTGTATTTTAATATAGTTTCACGAGCGCCTTGTAATACTTGTAGTTCGTGTCTTTCACAATCTATTTTTAACATGCCAAATTTAGGCAAATCTAAATCGTCTAATTTTTTAATTTGTATAGTACCTGCACCTATTTCAGTAATATGACTATTTCCTGTATTAACAGGATCCCATTGCATTTCGACATTTCCATTTGTATTGCCTAGTGCATAACGATGTATTTCTACTGGCAGGTCTTGAACATTTTTTTCTAAACATTCTAACACTTGAGGCATAGGTTCAAATGCAATAACCTTGTTAAATTTTTTTGTTAATGGTTTTGTCCATAGTCCAACATTAGCACCAACATCGATAGCAAGATCAAAATCTTTGACATATTTGTATGCCATATCTCTTACATCATCTTGGTATTCAGGTGGCCCTCCGTTGTTAACTCTTTTATTAATAAGACGTTCAAAATGATTGTCACTATCTGGCATCCAATAATCAAAAACTTTTTTCATAACGTAGCATCTTCCATTCCAGCAACCCTTAGCTTTACTATATTAGTTATCTGCCATTGCTTCTGGTCCAATGCCTTTAAGACTCCTAGCCACTTGTTGCGTAACAATGCAAACTCGTTGATAATCTTTTCATAGTCAACAACGTCTGCCTCACCGTCAACGTATTTTTCAACGTCACGGCTTGACAGAGCTCGTTGATAGTTTTCTAAATATTTTTTGAAAAATGAACTACGTAATCTACGTAGTTCAATATTTAAGTATTCAAGTATTGCTTCAATTTCTTGTAACTGGTTAAATCTATGTTCAACTATACCAGGCATCATACTTGCTTGTTTTTCAACATTGCCATGTAATTTACATTCTTGTTTAGCTTGTAATAGTTCTGTCTCAAAAAATTGTATAGCTGCTGGTATTTCGCTTATATCGCGGCTTACCTTGCTGTACCATCCCATTAGTCATCCCATTCGTCGTTATAGTCGTTATCCAGTTCCAAGTAATATTGAATAGCAGCATCTAGGTGCTTATCAGTACCTAGCAAATCTTGTAAACGTGTATCATCAACTCCGTAATCGATAAGTGTGTCAACAAATTTTTCTGCTGCTAATTCAATATGTTTCTTGTCAAAATATTCTTTGAATAACATCCATATATCGGCAAAGAACTCGTCGTTCATTCTTCAGCAAACTCCTCGTTATGATCAATCACAGTTTCTTCGACTGTGTTGTCGATATTTACCATTTGTTGCTCTTTTGCCGGTAAATCGGCCATGATCATTTCGAGTAGTTCACCTGTCCAGTTCTTACGATATTCTAGTGTTTCATTTCCTTCGCTATCAGTATACTTGTAGCGATTGCCTTGTTTTTCAAGCAAGCCTTTTGCTTCTAACAAATCAAACATGCCTGAATATGGATCCATACCTGTTTCGTATGGAATCTTCACTTGCACTGCTTCAAAAGGTTTTGCATAACGTGTTTTCATAACTTTACACGCTGCTCTAATACCATGCACTTGTGAAGTTTTGTTGCCGTCTGCATCTTCTTTTAGTTTTAGTTTTTTCATTGCTACAACCATTGAACTTGCATAAACAAAGCCGCTGCCGCCACTAATCTTATCATCTGGATCGAACATATCCTGCGATGCGTAAGTGTGGTTAGTAACACACATACCTACATTGTAACTGCCAAACATATTCACACAGTTGGTAACAAGTGCTTTCAGTGCTTTAGCCTTACGACCCATGTCACCTTTCATATCACCTGCTTCAAACTGATTAACTTCAGTTGGCGACATAAGCATACCTAGCGAATCTACTACAAACAACACCTTAGGACGATCTTCTTCGTTCATTGAGCGATAGTCATCCATAAATGTTGAAATAGTTTTCGCAACGTCATCAATCATTGCCATGTTTAGTTTGAGTAGTTTGCTGTCATC